CGACGCATGTCTCTTCCTTTTCAAGCTATCTCTTTAGCCTTGTTTAGAATCTTTGTCAAGTTTATTTACGCAGATGGGTACAAACTTGAGTAAAGTCGTGCCCTTTGCTCCAAAATCTGCTGTCGCTTGGTGCGATCAGCCATACTTAGAGAAGACGGATCGGACATAATCAGTGACGCATTTGAGGAATCTAGCTCCTGAATTGCTGCCCTGATTCCGTGTACGTTCTCAGAAGCAAAGCCCGATGTGGGGTTGTTCTGCGACAACGGAAGCGCATCACCAGACACTTCTGCAATGCGGTGAAACACTTTCAACACAGCTGGGTGGTTGGCGATGATGGGGTCTGACTCGATAAGCTCTCTCAGCTCTGGGATCTCCGAAGACAGTGCTTCGTAAGCTTGATTTGCTTCAGCCAAGTTAGCATCATACTTTTCACCCCACTCACCCTGAATAGATTGGCGGTGTGCTTTCACTGTCTCTTGAGTCTGGGCACTGCTTAGCTCATTCCCATCTACAGCAAGCTTAACATATCGTTCGTACAGTTGATCGAACTGCTGCTGGTTTAGACCCATCTTGGCAGAAAAGTCCACTAGCTCCTGAATGCTTTCTTCGCTGATTTCAGGAGCTTTGTCTGCTCCTTCGAACGAAAGTTCTTCTGGTACAGAGTATTCGTTGTTCTCTGGTCGAAGATGGCTGTAGAAATCATTCCACTGCTCTTCACCCCAGTCTGTTTGAGGCATCGGCAACCGCTTAGTCCCCAAAGCACTCTGGGCATTTACAAGTTGATCTGCAAGTGCGTGAACAGACTTGGTGTTCTTCAGCGTTTCGTGTGCCTTAAGGTTATCGGGCAACGACTCATAAAACTGGGCGTATGTATCTTCTGATGTAAAATCAAAAGCACTAGGCTCAGTTGCGGGTTCGGAGGCTACCTGTGTGGTGATATCACCGCCCAGACCCCCTGTTGGTTCTGTATCTTCTAGCATATTATTTATTCTCCAGCTCTATCTTGTTAATAAGTTCTTGTGGATCATCCTGACCCAATAGAGTGAGAAAACTCATAGCCAACCGTCGTCGACCTTCGCATTCCCGAAGCTTTGCTTCGTCGGCGTGAAATACTGGTTTGGTCACATGACACTCCCTCAGCAATACTGTGAAGAAGCGCTTTCCTTGTGGCGTCTCCAGTATGTGGGTTAAGTCTTCTTTGAGCTTCGCTTTTTCACGAAGCCTGCTAAGGGAATCAAGGACTCGCATATTAGATGTTTAACAGCTGACCTACGCCTTCTGGGTCTATCTGCTTGGCTTGCGCTATATCTTTCATCGCACCTCCGATTTGCGGAGCAGCAGCTATGGCCTGTTGCTGTTGGTTTTGTTGCTGAGTAGCTTCTTTTATCTCATTAAGCTCCTCTTCAGATTTAATGATGTCGGGCTGAATGTTTCTATACTGAGCATAACTTGCCAGCAGTCTTTGTTCGTTGATTGTCTCCATTATCTCGGGCTTGGCTTGAGCCAATGGGGTGATATCCCGCATAAAAGCACTGATATCTGACAATCTGGTGGCAAACTGAGACTGAGACGCTGGGCTGGAGTAAGATATCTCCAAAGACGCACCAGCTAAGGTTGCTGGCTTTTCTGGGAGCTTTCCAGTGCGGTCGAGCAGCTCAAATGTTGCTTCGATGGCTGGTCCGAGGTATTCAGTCTCCATGCGGTTAAGCAACGGAGCCAACTGATTTAGCATCTGTCCGCGTACGTCTTGAATCTCTGTAACACTTTGACGTTCTTTCTTCTCTTGACGAATAATCTGGTCAACAAAGAATGCGCGATTGATGGAGTCACGATACATGCGGATCATCTCCATTACATACTGGGGTTGGTTCCCAGCCATAATCGGTGACGGCTTCTCGCTACCTGCTTCATGGAACATGATCTGACGCGAGCCATATTTCATAGGAAGCATGATGCTGTCTTCTTCCGCTGTAAGCGTCGGGAAGTTCAAGTACTCTGCTGAGATTAACGCCTCCTTAACCATCTTGTTAAGTGCGCGAATCTGCGACAAACACGAGAATGCTGGTCCACGCCCGTACACTTCGTCTGCCAGCTTAGACCAGCGAGGCACTAAGAATGTAAAGTAGCTGGAACCACTTTCCTGCAAAGGCTGTTTAAGCGCTGGGCACCAGTAGGTCACGCTGTACGGACGGCCTTTTCCAACTCGGCTTCCCTTCTTGGCTGCTTTGTCCGTGTTGGGTTCAATCGTGTAGATCAGCTCATACTTGTTGTGAATGGAGTTGTCCTTGTTGAACCCATCCATATCCACAACTTGTGGGAACGCCTGCATCAACTGACGGGCAGTCTTGTAGCAACGGTAGTAAACTGTGTCCACCGTTCCGTACTGGTCGGTGTCAAAGAACACATCAGCTAGCGGGCGTGATCGAAAGTTAACAACCCCGTTAACTTCGGATATCTGTACTGGGGATGTACCGTAAGCACCGATATCTAGGAAGCACTCGTGACTTGAGCTGTAGAACTGTGACTGAGGGAGCGCGAACTCGTGAAGGATTCGGTCAGCTACTTTCTGCAAGTAAGCTGTCTCTTCTGGGGTTACGCTGCCCTGAGACCTGTCAGTGATGCGCAGGTAGAACCAGCGATCGGACTTGGGGATCAGGTTAGAGCTTAGACCATTCGCAAACATCTGGTTGCACCAAACGGCTGTATCGTCGAACATCTCCTTTGATCCATCTTCTTGCATGGGCGTATGCCCGTGATCAAATTTGTCGGAGTTCGGACGAACAAACCGCTGAGCATCATAGAACATGCTGTCTAAGTTAGACCGCAGAACCTTAAGCTCGGCATACCTTTGTTTGAGTCTATCCATATAAGCTCGTGCCGCCGCCTAGTGCTGAGCGACCCTGAACCTTTTTCTTTTGGTCAGCCAGTCTGCGCGGTAGCGTGGCTTGCGATCCCATAAGTCCAGCAGACGTTACTCTTGCTGATGGAGCCGCTGCCTGCTTAACTGGTCTCCGTGCCATCGGCGCTGGAGGGGGAGGAGGCGCAGGAGGTGGAGGAGGGGGAGGTGGTCTTTTTGGTTTTGAGCCCATATTTTGATATACGTTTTAAGGTTTCCCAGTTATAAAATTTTTCTGAGTCTGGTTTGTTCATTCTGTGGTATCTTGTAAACATGACTCTGTCAAGCGGAAACGGAGCAAGTTTAAAAAACAACGCTACGCTTTTAGATGGGTCTCGGCTTGCTGCGTAAGCGACCTTCCAGTATCGCCCAATCTCGTCCTCAAGAACCTCTGCCATCAGGATGTGGTTTGGTGCACTCCAAAAGTAGCGTTCTCCTCCGTGCGGACAGTTGAGGTAATAGTCCTGCAGCCAGACAAAGTTCTGTCCTTGGGTGTGGTACAGGACAACTGCTTCGTCTAGCAGAGATAACCTGTAGTCATCACCAACTGATACTTGATACTTCGTACTCATGTTTCGATTTCTTTTTTTCAAGTGATGGCTGCTTAAGTCCAACAGCCAGCGTCCTAAATGCGTCTGCCCCGTGAGAATTGGAGTCGTGGACAGGGGTTTTTCGAAAAACGCCTCTGGAGCTGTCAAATTCTTTATGGTAGCCCTTTAGTGCTTCAATTCCTGCGTAGCAGTGTGTCTTTGAGAACCAGCACTTAGGAAGAAGGTTTCGGACGGCTTCAATGCCGTCAATGATCGACAGCTTCTTGACTGTCGTAAACTTCAAGCCCAAACCTCGGGCTGTCTCCAAGCGAGACTTACCTGTACCAAGTTCTCGCACCTTGATGTCGTGCGGAGCATAATGCTTCCCGTACGTTATATCCTTCTGGGTTGACCATCTCTGTAGCTCTCGCGCGTAGTGTGGTAAGCCCTCTCCGCTATTTTCGTAGTAGTTCACGATTCGCACTTCGTTACGAAATAGCTGGAAAAACCAAATGGTTGTCGCGTCATCCATCCCCAAGTCCCACGCAGTGTGGACTGGGAGCAGTGGGTCGACCGCAATAGTGTCCACGATCCGCTTGTCCCTGTAAGCCTTGTTGATCTGAGCTCCGTAGTACGCGCCCTCAACTGGGGTCTTGAACGAGCACATGTACTCGGACTGGAACCTTGCTTCATTGTTCAGTTCGTTACGAGCTTTCCGCAGTTCTTCTGGGGCAATGGCCTTGGTGTCTTTGACTGAAAGGTGGCTGCTGTACCACGAATTATCAGCCTTGGCTTTCAGGAGCATCTTGTAGAAGTGGTTCTCGCCACGAGGCGTTCCGTTGAACAACGCCCATCCGCCGTTTTCCGCTAGGATGGGGTTAATCAGCTGCCACGCACTTGGATCGGAGATGCTGTACTCGGAGAACACCACACCGATGGGGTTCGCCCCAACCATTTTATCTGGGTCGTCAGACCCCATGAGCTGGATGATCGAGCCGTTCTTCAGGTGGATTCGCATCTCCTGCTCGCTCTTCTTCTCGACCAGTTCCCTCGGGAAGTAGTCGATAAACTTCTTGCCCTCGCCAGTCATGCCGTTCCAAACAATTCGGCGTGCCTGATTACCGTAGGGCAACACATACCAGTAAGTGCCCACACGCTGTAGCGCCTTGATCGCAACAATGTTGACGCAAGTCAAATCCTTACCTGCACGACGGTGCCAAGCGACCACTGCCCGAAGGCTTCGCTTTTTCTGAGTCATGTACTTGAGCAATGGGAGCTGATAAGGTCTCGGCTCCCATCCCTGCGCTGGGACACTAATATTCATCTAGGTCGTCAAAAATATCGTCATCGTCGCACTCATCCCACTCCCAGTCTTCTTCTACTCCACCGTCGCCGATGTAGTTTTCATGGTACTTGGATGCTGCTCTAAGAAGACCCGATGCTGCGTATGGGTCGCTGAACCTTATGTCATAGGCCAGTGGTTTGTCCTCGTCGCTTGCGATTACAACGTAGTTTCGGAAATGCTCTCCGAGAATGGCCACCGCCTGTTCGATTGATTCAAGACTCATTTTTTTCTTCTTCACTCAAAAACTCGTCGTATCCGTCCTCGTTGTCAATTATTTCTGCGTCAACTGCTGTCGCCATGTCAGCTTTGGACACTTTACTGTAGTCCACAGTCATTATCTTCATCTCCCCTGTAATGTTCTGCTGGACGTCTACGCTCTTAAGCTTCGGCTGGGTGTAGCTTGCTAGTTCTTTCCAGATCGCAATTCTCTCCTTTAGGGGGACGTCCTCATTTGAAGTGTAGCCCAGTAGCTCTTCAATTGGGTTGATCCCCTTCTCGGCAAACATGGCAAGTAGCGCCTTCCGCTGCTCTGCTGGGGTAGGAGCTTTGCTCATCATGTCCAGAAATTGCTGCTTGATGGTGAGATTCTTCTCTACCTTGGCAAGTTCTTTCTGCGCGACCTTCATGTCTTCTTCTGCTTTCATACGTTTACGATGACACCTAGTCCGTTTAGCATTTTGTTGTTTAACTACCTGCTTGGGTTTCTTACCAGCAGCGTAGGTTCTTCCATC